CGTGTTCGTAAGCCATTGGGGGAAGAAGTAATGGGATGGATTGCGGCTTGCGTACTGATTGCTTTGCTCTTGCCTGTCATGGGGTTTCTTTATCTTGACATCTTGCAGACCAAGAATGAGGCTAAGACTCAAGTTGAAAAGGTTGAGAAGTTGACTCGGAAGATTGAACAAAAAGAGAGGGAGAAAGAGAAATGAAGATTGTTTGGTTTCTAGTGTTTTTGGCACTTTTTGGTTGTCAGGATAGGTTTAGATACCCTTGCCAAGACCCTCAAAATTGGGAAAACACTGAGTGTAAACATCCCATCTGTGTTGCTACTGGCACTTGTCCTGAGCAACTTGTTAAACCTGAAGTGGAGAAAAAGTGATGCCTACAGTTGGATACAAACCTAATAGCCGAATGACTGCTGAAGAAATTGAAGTCCGTATTTGGGCGGCAGTGATTATGGCTTTGTTGATTGTTTTAGTGGGTTCTATGGGTATGTTCTTGTACTCTGTGACCTATGTGACTCAGCCTATGTCTGGCATGGCTCCCATTGACAAGGTTTACACACAGCAAATCAGCACCATTATGGTGTTTGTGACTGGTGTTTTGGGTGGAGTAGCTGGTCGTTCTGCTGTATCTGCCACGGCTAAGGCTATTGCTAAGGCTGATGCTGACGCTGATGATGAACCTAAATTGGAAGCCAAGGAATGAGTTTATTTAACCCTTGGGTACTGCTTGGCATCGTTTTGGCGGTGCTGAGTAGCTTTGGTGGTGGTTATTGGAAGGGTGGTAATGACGAGTTTGCCAAACAGCAAATGGAGATTGCCAGACTAAACCAAGAAGCTAGGCAAAAGGAACAGGCACTGGTAACTGCGGTGCAAAATCAAGCAATTCAACTGGTAAAGGCAAACAACAATGCAAAAACTGTTATTCAAAAGCGCAATTCTGACATTGACTCTGGTGCTTTGCGGTTGCGGATTCCTGTCAAAACGCCCTCCTGCCCAACCCTATCAGCCACCTCAGATGCCCCCATTGCCGAGCGATCTGACAGAGGAACAGCCGAGATTCAGCCAGAAGTTGCTAAAACTATTCTCGCCATCGGAGACGAAGCAGACACCACAGTCAGAAAATTAAATGCTTGTATCGCAACCTATAACCAAGTCAGAGAAATGATTAACCAAAAGGAGAGCAAATGAACAGTGAACAGTTAGCCCAAGCATTAAAGATAACGCCTATTAAGGCAGAGGAGTGGATAGATGCAATCAATGAAACTTTTGATCGGTTCGACATTTCAACGCCTGAAAGACAGGCTTGTTTCTTGGGTCAATGCGCTCACGAAAGCGGTGGATTCACTGCTCTCAAGGAAAACCTGAACTATTCTGCTGAAGGCTTGACTAAGGTTTGGCCTAAGCGTTTCCCTAGTTTGGATGTAGCACAGCCTTACCATCGTAATCCTGAAAAGATTGCCAATAAAGTCTATGCTGATCGCATGGGAAATGGCAATGAAGCCTCTGGAGATGGATTTAAGTATCGTGGCAGGGGTTTGATTCAGTTGACAGGAAAAGACAACTACAGGGCTTGTGGTGATGCTTTGGGCGTTGATCTAGTGGAAAACCCTGATTTGGTGTCTAGCCCTCAGTATGCGGCATTGTCTGCTGGTTGGTTTTGGGACAAGAATAAGCTAAACCAGTTTGCTGATGCTAATGACATGACAACCCTGACAAAGCGTATCAATGGTGGTACGCATGGATTAGATGACAGGGTTGCCAGAACTCAACACGCCATTGATGTTTTAATGGCTTGAGTCGTCAAAGAAGTGGAGTATGACCCATATACCAAGGATGAGGACTGCTCCACCTATCACCATAAGTAGAATTATGTTAAGTAGATTAGCCAGCATTTTTAACTGTCCATTCTCGTTCGTTACGCCCTGATTTTGACTTAACTGTTCGTCCTGTCAACTCAATCAAGTCCATTTTGGACAACTCATTTAAACGCCTTGCAACCTGATTTGAGTCTAAACCACTATGCTTGGCTATGCCATCCTTGCCAAGCGCACCATGAGCCTTTAAACAGTCCACAATCATGCGGAAATGCTTAGAAGCCAGTTCCTTGGCTGAATCTGCTGATTCGTAACTGGTGATAGGGTCTGAATTCCTAACCCTGTTGAAAATTGGCAAGTCAAAGAACTTCTTTACACCGCCACCAAAATGGATTTCATCTAATTTGTTCATCATTCACTCCTGTTAAGTTAGTGGGTACTCACTTACGCTTTCCCCATTTGTTTACTGGTTTTTTAAGAGGTTTTCCAGAACCTCTCAATTAAAAGGTATATCTGAATCCATATCCTCAATCCTAGCTTTAGGCTTGCTTTGAGGTTGGCTTGGTTGGTCTTCCTTTGGGCTAACAGCTAATCCCATGAACTTGCCGTTCTTGCCCTCTTTAATCCATGCTGAGAGCCAATAATCTTGACCATCAACCCGAATATTTCCTTTGTAGTCAGGATGGTTATCTTTTTCTTTTTTGTCGTTCTTGAAAAGAACCCCTGAGTTGTCACGCTGTTCCATATTTACACCTTAATTTCATTGAGTTTTTTAACTTTGTCATCCACTTCTGCAAGAAACTGGATAACCTCACTTTCGAGTTCTGCAATATAAACATCATTGCGCTCGATTCTTTTGACAAACAGTTGAAGGTGCGCTGGCATTCGTGGGTCAAAGCTCACGAAATCGCACCATTTCCTGTCAGTACAACGCATTTGCCACTGTACTTGGTCATAATATTTCTTCACAGGTTCAGCACCCAAAAGAGTGTCAATATGTGTAGAAGTGTTAGGGCATTTAATCTCTAAACAACCATCTTCACCTATCAGACCATCAGGGGAAGCAGAAGACATGGGAATGGTTGGATGGTCAATAGCACCTATCTGATCGACTGTATTGCCTGTTTTAACCTCATATGCGGCTCTGGCAAAGGGTTCGTTTTCTGTTCCCCATTCCATTGCCACATTTGAGTAAGAGTCAGCAACAGTCTGAGTCATGCGCTCGACTACCAACTGCGCCATGTAGTTTGCTCTGCTTGCGCTGTAACCTGTCTTTGTTTTGGCAACAATGTCGGAGATACGACTAGCGGTGGCTTTTCCGCATCGTTGTGCAAACCACTCTGGTGTACCTTGTTCAACTTCACTCATATCATCTCCTGTTTAACTAATTTCATTCTTGATGCTCTTGTTAAATGATTTACTAAATGTCTAGCAAAATGCAAATCAATTTCTTCATCTGTTGTTCCTTCAAACATCAAACGACTCCTAACATACGATGCATTCCAACCACAAGCGTGTCTATTGCACAAACAAGGAGACAGATGCTTACGATGTTCATAACCCATCACAACATCTTTTACTTTGTAAATGTTATTTTCATCTCCTAAACCACAAATATCACATAACTTTCCAGTTGATTTGCGTATATGTTGTTTATATAAATTTTGAATTTCATTAAATAATGAAAGTATTTTTTCTTTAACCTTTTCATGGTCTGGATGAGTTGATTTTTCCATAATGAACTTAAACTCATTCATGTTAGTTTTTTCCAATTGATATGCCTTTTGCAGTCAAGGCTAATGGCACAAATCGCAAACCAGCTTTATGAAAAGTTGCCGCTTCAATTTCTAATTTTTTGGTATTGATAATTTGAACTGCTAATTTTGCTACGGCTGATGCTCGGTGAGAGTCACTCAAGCCATTTCGTAACAAATCAAATTCTTCAAATAAAGCATCACATAAGCCAGAACTTGTTCTTTCGGTCAATTTAATTGTAGGTTTATTGCTCATTTCAATGCTCCTTTACGCTTTTCTTTAGCATCAATTACTTTCTTTTGCCAAGCCTTATCAGTACCGCAAGCACCATAAGCAACTGTGTAAACATTCTTCAACTCCTCAATTGTGGATGCCGCTTCAATAGCCGCCAAATGGTCAATCATGCTGTTGACATCTATGTCTGAACCCTCGCCTTCAGGCAAGTCTTCTCCAGCATAGATATACAGACCCAAACCATGCAATGACAGTGCTTTAGTCATGCACCGCATGATGGCAGTGTTGACCGCAAATGCGTCAGGATTGAGGATTGCTTTGTTGCGGAAATCCATCACTGGGAGTTGGCAAGTCATTGGTTTGCCAAACATAGTGACTGTCACAAACACCATTGCAGTGCCGTTTATGTCCATGTAACACTTGTCGCCAAACATTTCAACTTTATAGGTGGCATCTTCATCAGCTTTGAGTGCTTCTGCCCATGCCCACGCCCATGAAAGATATGTCAAATTGCCTTTTTTCTCAGTGTGATTATTGACATTTGTTGACAATAACTTATTGATTGACTCTTTTCTTTCAAGCAAAGTACCTGCTATTAACACCTGTTCTCTATTCATTCCTTAACTCCCATTGCATCGTTAAAAATATCTATCGCCTCTTGATTGACTGCCCACATTGCCAACAGCGTTAGATCACTGTGGATTTGTGAAATATCGCTATTGAACCCTTCGAATCTTTTGTGGAGGCATTTCTGCTCCAGACTCTTTGTCGTTCTTTCTATCCGCATTAGGATTGTTGAATAATCCAGCATTGTTTACTCCTGTTGAATGCTTTTTCCATGTTTCAGACACATTGGTCTGGGCTGAGTTCACATACCCAAATGTGGGGTCAGTGATGAGTTTGGATGGCATAACCACCCTCATTGTTTTAGGCTGGTCTTTCATGCGTTTAGCCGCCTTTTGTCGCAATTTCGTGCGCTCTTTCAAACTGAGTGTGGGTGTCCAAATCTCGAAATAAGATAAAAAACGAGTCATTGCAACATTGAATTGCTGGGTCACGAGGTTTAATACAGAACGCACAGTAATATTCATTGGAATGCTCCTCAATGATTCTTTCTAAATTCAGCTTAGTTTTCATTGCTGGCCTCGCTGGTGTAAGGGTTGATTTTAGGTAATTTAGGCTTGTTCTGCTCAATAGCCTCACGCTGTAATTCCATGCGGTAATAACGCCAGAGATTGAGTTCTTCTTCACTATCAACCCAACGAGTAAGCGGTAGATCGTTTGCGACTTGCGCCAATCTCTCTGCCTTGAGTTCGACTCTTGATCGAACCATGTCGGCAACATCAGCCCATGCGTTTGATTGGATTGCTTCGACTATTGCCTGACTATCGCATATTGCATCTGCAACATCTGATGGACTAAGGTCTTGCAGAGCCATCCATTTGTCTCTATCTAAATCAATCATCATTCACTCCTGTTAAAAACCTATCAATGTGTGTATTCTGTCAGACATTATCGTAATTGATATAGGGAATTTCCCTAATGCACTTATGAATGTCTGCAAGTGCTTTGTTAGTGAACACTTTGCCGCAAAGCAAGCAAATCCAAGCAACTCCCATCTTTACCTCGGTTCTGCGCTTGCCGCTTTCACCTCTTTGGCGACCAAAGAATGTTCTGATTTGCTGAATCATTTTTTGTTGGACAGTGCTTTTGAGTAGATGAAGACTTGGTTTTGCTCATGGATGCCACGCTTGTCTTGCTTGCGCTTGGCATATTCCTCTCCTTGCTTAAACCGCTTCATCTTTGTGTCTGTCAACCAGACAGATGACTGACCTTTGTAATCGAATGCTGATTTCATGCGTTTCCTCTGGCTCTGATGGCTTCAGCCTCTATTCCAACTTCATTTTCTTGTGCCTCTGGAAACATTCTTTTATATACTTGTTCACATATCAATGCACATTCTTCACGCTCTGCTTTTACTGCCCTGTTGACCAACTCCACTAAGTGCGGTGTTGAAACTGTCCAAGTAGTAAATTGTTGGTTTTCAGCGATTACGATACGCAACTCTTTAAGAATCTCATCTTGTGTCATTTCTTGTTCTTCCTTGCTTGATATGGATGATGTCCTTGAACTTCTTTTGCTTTCAACTGTTCTCTGCGTTTAGCACCAATCATTTTCCCAACATTTATCATTTTCAGTTCGGAATCTCTTGTCCAGATTGAGGGTTGACCTTTGTAGTCCCAAGGTGAATTCATGTGTTTTTCTCCTCGGCAAAGCCGTTCTTTTGCTTGAGTTTGGCTTCGACGGCTCGTGCAAAGTCTTGCGAACTGATGTATCTTTCGCCGTTGTGCTTCAAAGCAGTGATTTCCTCATCCGTCAGCCCTACCCATGTGCGCTGTGGTGGGTGGGTGTAGACGCGAAATGCGCCAAACTCCCGTTCGTCTACTACTTCAAGATTTTCGTGACCGCCTTCGTATCTAGGTGCAATCCACGCCG